GGCGAAGATCCACCGGTACGTGTACGACGGTTCCCCGTGGGTGAACCTGTCGGACATTGAGGCCGAAGCGTCAGAGCTGATGGAGACCGACCCCGCGCAGGCTGAGCGGTTCTTCGGTAACCGGCTGGTGTCGGGTGCCGGTGCGTGGCTGAAGGATGGTGTGTGGGATGCAGCTTACGCAGGTGGAATGGCTGCCTCAGCCTGACGACGGCACGCAGATCTGTCTCGGAATCGATGGCAGTGAGAATGACGATCACACCGCGATTCAAGGTGAGACCATCGACGGGTTCACGTTCACGCCACGCTATGGCCCTGACCGGCGCCCGACCATCTGGAACCCGGAGGAGTGGGGCGGTGAGATCCCTCGCGGCGAGGTTGACGCTGCGGTGGACGAGCTGTTCGAGCGGTTCAAGGTCAAACGGTTCTACTGTGACCCGCACGGCTGGTACACGGAGATTGATTCGTGGGCTGTGTCGTATGGGGATGACCGGGTTTTCCAGTGGAAGACCGGGTCTATCTCACGGATGTATGACGCGCTGGTGAGGTTCCAGACGGATCTGACGCATCAGCGCATCACTCATGACGGTTGCCCATTGGCGGCGATGGCGTTTGCGAATGCTCGGAAGATCGCGAAGCCGGGTCAGAAGTACATTCTCGGGAAACCGACTCAACATCAGAAGATCGACGTTGCCATGTCGCGCATCCTTGCGCATGAGGCAGCGTCAGACGCGCACGCTGCAGGGTGGGGCGTGGAGGCAGATACGCGCATGTTCTGTCTGTGAATGATTGGAGGCGCACATGGCGGTTCTTGGCAGTGAAGACCGTGCCATGCTTGAGGGCCTGCAGTCGAAGCTCTCGGGTACGTTTGCTGGCGACAGCGAGAACTCTCGGTATTACGAGGGGACGTGGGATCTGCCAGTGATGGGTTTGGCGGTTCCGCCGGATCTGCGCCGGTTCTACACGTGGGCGAACTGGTGCCGCACAACAGCAGATAGTGTCGCTGACCGTCTGAAGATGCGGGCGTTTTACATGCCGGGTGAGGATAAGGCATCTGAGGCGCTGCGTGAGGGCTGGGACGCGAACAACCTTGACTCTGAGTCGAACGTACACCACAAGGAGTCGTTGATCGTGGGGCGCGGGTTCGTGTCCGTGGGGTCAAATGAGGAAGATCCGGAGCACCCGCTGATTCAGGTGGAGTCGGCTCGTGAACTGGCGGTGGATATTGACCGCCGACATCGTCGGATACGTCGTGCCGCACGGTTCTACGGTGATGATGAGAGCGGGTCCGCGAAGTACGCAACCTTGTACCTGCCGGATGAGACACGTTGGCTTGAGAAGGGTTCTCATGGCTGGCAGGTCGTGGATGTTGACCGTCACCGGTTGGGCCGTGTGCCGTTGGTGATGTTCTTGAACCGCCGGCGTCTTGGTTCATGGGATGGCGTGTCTGAGTTCGAGGATGTGAAGCCTCTCGCTGATGCTGCTGCTCGTGCGTTGACGAATCTGCAGTTGGCCGCTGAGACCCATTCGGTGCCGCAGAAGTGGGCATTGGGTGTCGATTCGGCGGACTTTGTTGACAAGGACGGCAATCAGATCCCGCGTTGGCAGGCGTACTTCAATGCGATCTGGGCGTCGAAGAACAAGGATGCGAAGCTGGGGCAGTTCAGTGCGTCTGACCTGAAGAACTTCCATGACACGGTGACGCATTACGCGCAGCTGGCGTCGTCGGTGACTGGTCTCCCGCCAACGTACTTCGGTATCACGACGGTCAATCCTGCAGCAGAGGGCGCGATTCGCGCCTATGAGTCGCGCCTGGTGTTGAACGTGGAGAATCATCAGGCGGAGTGGGGAGATGGCTGGGGTTGGGTGATGGGGCTGTATGAGCGGTTCCGCACTGGTGAGTGGGTTGATGGTTCGCGCATCAAGACTGAGTGGTTCGACGCTGGTACGCCAACGTATGCGCAGCGCGCTGATGCTCTGACGAAGATGTACGCGAATGGTCAGGGTCTTCTGCCGCGTCGTGGCGCGTTGGAGGAACTGGGTTTCTCTGACCCGAAGATTGACCGCTATGACGGGTACTTCGCGGATGAGGCGGCTAGCGCGTTTGGTTCTCTGCTGAAGGAGGATCCGCCGGTTGATGCTGGTGAGTCCTGATGGTTGCCCCTGAGTCTGCCGTGCGTCATTACATGCGGGTGCAGCGTTTGAAAGCTGCAGCGCAGTTGAGGGCGCGTCGCACGTGGGCGCTGGTGGATCCGGCGCATATCGCTGATTCGTGGGCTGCGATCCTGTCTGCTTCGGCGCTGGTGGATGATGTTTCGTCTGCGCAGGTTGAGGCTGCTGTGAGCGCTTCGTCTTATGGCGCGTCTGCCCTGGCGGATCAGGGCGTGTATGACGCACCGGACGCTTTCGTTGATCCTTCTGCGTTCGGTGGGTATGCGGGTTCTGGTGTCGCACTGAAGGATGCCCTGCAGGGTGGATCGGCCCGCGCATTGCACCTGATCAAGACGGGGGCCGATACGGCGAGTGCGTTACGTCAGGCTGGTGGCCTGGTGGAGATGCGTGCTGGTACTGCAGTGTCTGATGCTGGCAGGTCTGCTGCAGGCGTGGACACGTTCACTCGA